GATCGTTTTCTCGAGTGGCTTGGTTCAACGATGCGCTTGTTTGAGAGCATCCAGGTCAAGGCTGGAGCTGGAATTCTCGCGATGCAGGAGTTCGAGCTATGTCGGACTTGCTGTCTCTTAAAGCATAAGTGTGTCTGTTCTCTAGTTCAGGAATACGAAACTCAAGCAAGGGAATACCAAATTCCGGTAGGGCAAGTCATTGGTAACTCCTTTAGTCGAACAGTCTCTTCAGATGGTCGAGTGTGGAAGTACGATTTCGTGCCCTGTGACAACAAGGAAGCAAACTACATGATGACGACCACAGTTTTGCACAACGGTCTGGTAGAGCGTAAATTTGCTTCCCCAGTTAGTGTTGTAACGAAGGTGGAGACACGAGTGCAAAGTTCTGACCTCGATATGGCAGACATACTTGGTGAGGTCTTGCGAATTCAGGGTCGTAGGAATACCACCCGAACTATGCGAGTTATTCACTGGTGTGCTGACATTTATTTGCAGGCGTACGTTCGTTCCCGTTTTGTGCGGCGCGTTACTAACTCTGTTATGGAGTGGTCGTTGGCACGCAAGTTACTGCTCAGTGGATTTCGGTGGTACACACGGGAGCGGAGTGAGTACTACGTGTGGCTCGCTGATACGCTATCTGCGTGTTACGTTAACCGCAAGTGGAGACTAATCTTGAGTGGGTTGGTGGCTGCCACCACCATGATCACTTCATATGGATTATACAAGTCGATTGCAGCACGTACTCCTGAGGTTCAAGGCTTGCGTCAGTCCGTTGCGGATGAACACTTTCCAAAAACGGAGCGAGAAAATGTTTGGAAACGTGATGATTACCAAACATCGACGTTTGATCGCTCTGAATTGAGTGCATCGTTCGCGAATCTCTCACATGATCAACTTGCACAAGTCGTGGAGAGAAATACAGCTCGAGTGAAAGTATCTAATGGCGTTCGTGCGCGCGAAGGAAACACTTTCAGTCCATGTGGTCACTTGTGGTTGACAAATAATCACACATTGTTTGAGGAAGGTGAATTGGAAATCACCTTATCCGTAATGCCACACGTGCAGGGTGCGTCAACGAATGTTGTGTTTAAGCTACGACAAGCTGATATCCTACGGTTTAAGGAGCGTGACCTGGCCTTCTTTGAAGTGCATAGTTGGGAAACAAAAAGAGACTTGCGAGAGTTGGTGCGTCGTCCTACTCTTCGTGGGGCGTACACTGCATCGTACGTGACCCGCACTAAAGGACTTTCCACGAAAATCCGTCGGGTGAAGTGTGTGGTGCAATCCCCGAAAGAAGTGCCTGAGCTCAATACTATTCTACAAACCTGGACGGGTTGGACGGATGAAGCTACCGTAGTGGGTGATTGCGGCTCACCACTTTTTGTACATCAACCCGTTGCAGCAGTTGTTGGGATCCACTCTCTAGGTAATGCCCACGGTTCCGTGTGGGCGACAGAGATAGACACTGAAGTGGTCGCTAAGGCAGTAAAACATTTCGACATGCCCGTAGTCCAATGTGCGGTTCCTGACATCGGCGCTGTGAGTCGTCCAAAACTGTTGGTGGATCTGCGTCAAAAGTCCCCCCTTCGTTGGTTGGAAAAAGGATCGCTCAACGTTTATGGAAGTTATGCTGGATTTTCCATCACATCTCGCTCTAAAGTGAGGCCTACTTTACTAGGGTCCAAAATATTGGAGGAGCGTGGTTGGAAGGTTGATTTCACGATCCCTCAGCTTCGCGATTATAGACCGTGGCGACATGCTCTTGTGGACTCAACGCAGAAAAAGTATGGTTCACTGAGTGGCTCGATGATGAAAGCGATAGCTCAAGCTTATACCGACGATGTGCTTGCACTGCTGCCTGAAGGTGTTTTAAGCTTGTTGGAGCCTCTATCTGATAAGGCAACCATCAACGGCATTCCTGGTGTCCGATTCATCGATAAGATGAATTTCAAGTCATCGATGGGTGAACCATACAACAAGACTAAGAAAGAGTACTTGTCGGGTACAGAAGGAGATATGAAATTCTCCCAAGAGGTGACTGATAGAATTGCGCGGATCAAGGAGATGTACGGCCGCAATCAACGGGCTTGTCCAGTATTCAGCGGAAAGTTAAAGGATGAACCTCGCGCAACCAAAAAGGTCGAGGAAGGCAAGATACGCGTGTTCACTGCGGCACCGGCTGATTGGAGCTTTGTTGTGAGGCAGTTTTTGCTACCCGTTGTGAAGCTGATGCAGGAGAACCCTTTTGTGTTCGAGGCTTCGCCAGGGTGCACTGTCCAGTCTCTGGAATGGCAGAGTTACTACAACTTTCTTACAAGTTTTGGTGTGGATCGTATGGTTGCAGGCGACTACGGCAAATTTGATAAGAAGATGGAAGCTTTAATCATCTTGTTATCATTTCGAGTGCTACGCAATCTGTGTTCAGCTGCAGGCTGGAGCAACGAACAGTTGTGTGTGATTGATTGCATCGCAGAAGACACAGCTTACGCATTCGTAAACTTCGACGGAGATCTCGTCGAGTTTTTTGGTTCCAACCCGTCAGGTCATCCTCTTACAGTGATAGTGAACTGCATCGCTAACGCATTGTATATGCGTTATGCCTTCGTGTTGCTATGTCCGTTTGAAGGGTCCGTGTATGACAAAGCCCGTCGATTCAAAGAGTTCGTCCGCTTGCTCACCTATGGTGATGATAACACCATGGGGGTGTCGCGGGAGGCCGATTGGTTTAATCACACTGCAATACAGCGTGCGATGGCAGACATCGGCGTTGAGTACACCATGGCTGACAAGGAGAGTCATTCACGCTCGTTCATCCATATCAGCGAGGTGTCATACCTCAAGCGCTCGTGGCGTTGGGATGAAGACGTTGGCGCTGTGGTGGGTCCACTTGAAGAAGGATCTATTCACAAGATGCTCACCATATGCAACCCTTCTGGGGACGAATCGCCGGAGCTGCACATGGCTAGTGTGATGTCGTCTGCTTTGAATGAGTGGTTCTGGCATGGTAAGGCACATTTTGAGCGTGAAAGAGAATGGATTTGGTCGTTGGCTCAGCGACACAACTTGACGATGGAGTTGGAATTCAAGGGTTTCCCAACTTGGGAGCAACTCAAAGAGAGATTTTGGAGTGCTTCTGAAGGAGTTGTAGGGGCTCGAATTGGGTGCGAGGCAGAACACCCGCGCAGCGTGCTGCCGAATTAGTCTCCCCTCTAGTATGATCTGTACGCTCAATGTTATGCGTTTTTTGAAGAGCGTAAGAATGCGTGCTAGTTGTAAGTCCACCCTTCAGGGGGTTCGCCTATTCAGGAGTGAGGGTTAGGGATGCCCGAGAAAACGCGAACTTGCATGTAGAATAAGTCCTCTCTTGCATTTTATATCGACTTGCGAAAACAACACAAAAACAAGCAGGAGTGCGTACTCAAAAATCAAAAAATAAAAGCATCCCGGCTGAAAGCGCTGGGTGGAACACTTACGAATGTCCACATTGCGATCATACGATGGCAATGCGTGATGTTTCGGTAGAGTGTGAGAAATGTTGCCCATGGAGGTGCCAGCTTCAGTCTGAAGAAGTATTGTTAGCCCCGACAGTGCCAGAAATGACCATGTCCACTGAAGTGACCACAAGTTTTGTGGATGCCAATGCGGGTACCAAAGTAGGATCAGGAGCGTCTCCGCTTGATTATGAATTGGCTGACGCACAGACATCCTCAGATCTCGCTTCGTTTCTGGCGCGTCCAGTTCGAGTAGCTTCCACCGTTTGGTCTCCATCTGATCCAGTGGGTTACTTGTCAACGAACTTTGCAGTATGGACTGCTTTTCTTAACAATGCTTCCATTAAGAATAAGTTAAGCAACTATGCTTTTGTTCGAGGAAACCTCAAACTGAAGATTGTTACTAATGCTTCTCCGTTCTTGTATGGTTCATTAAAAGTGGTTTACCGTCCATTACATCAGTTCAAGGGAAGCACTATCACATCAGCTTTTCCATCGTCTCTCGTACCGTACTCGCAAATGCCGGGCGTGTGGATAACACCAGCTCATAGTGAGGGTGCAGAGTTCACTTGTCCATTTATTTGGCCGAAGTCCTTCGCGCGTACGGCACTCGCTGCTGAAACTAACGCTTTAGGCGCGATTGATTACATTATCTACAATGCTTTGGCTAGTGCTAATGGAGCTACATCAAGTGTGACGGTGCAGATGTACGCTTGGATGGAAGATGTGGTTCTTGCTGGTCCAACCGTCGGTGCTGTATTACAGTCCGATGAGTATGGTGTTGGTGTTGTCTCTGCACCTGCTTCAGCAGTGGCTGCAGCAGCATCCAAGTTGACCAAAACTCCTGTGATCGGACGGTTTGCGAAAGCTACAGAGATAGGCGCTAGTGCTGTGTCAGGTATTGCGAAGTTGTTTGGGTACACTAATGTTCCGGTGATTGAAGACACCAAACCTTACCGTAATTCTCCATTTCCGTCCTTGGCATCAGCTGAGATCGGCTACCCGCATGACAAGCTTGCTCTGGATGCCAAGAACGAACTTTCCATCGACCCAGCGATTGCTGGGCTAGGTAGTGAGGATGAACTCGCCATTTCAAACTTTGTTCAGCGTGAATCATACCTAACTGGTGTCAATTGGCCAAGTAGTGCAAGTCCAGACACACCACTTTTCACAAGTGTGGTAGTGCCCCAGTTGACGTTTGCGACAGGTAATGTGATTGATTTCACACCTCCTGCACTGGTTGCGAACATGTTCAGGAATTGGCGCGGAGATATGATCTTTCGATTCAAGTTCATTGCGACAGCTTTCCACAAGGGCAGAGTTCGAATCAGTTACGATCCACAAGCGTCTGCATTACAGACTACAGGTGATACTGGACCTTTCGTGACGAACAAGATCATTGATCTAGGTGCAGAAACTGATGTTGAGTTTAGAGTACCATACCAGCAAGCGTTACCGTGGTGTTACACTCTTGCCAGTAACCAAACAAGTTTGTTTTCTACAAGCTCCACACCAACGCTTACTCTCAACGAAACGTTTCATAACGGTATTATTTCGCTCAAGGTATTGACTGCCTTAACTGGGCCTACTACGACAGCTTCCGTTGGTGTGCAAGTCTTTGTGCGTGGCGCGGAGAACCTCGAATTCGCCAACCCATCGTCTTCCAGTCCAGATTTAACGCCATTTACGGTGCAGTCGGAGGAGTACTACGATCATGGTCAGCCGATGGGGGATGATATGGGATCGAGTACAGAAGCTGCCACACACCGCGCACTAGTTAATTTTGGTGAGAGCGTGGCGTCGTTACGAACACTGATGCGCAGACATAATTTACTAGACACCATTTATGTCCCTGCAGCTTCAGCGAACACAGTTGGCACTTTCCGAATCAACCAGACGCGCTTTCCCAACCACTACGGCTTTGATGCAGGCGGATGGAATCAGGCCAAAGGAGTAAATGTGCCGGCCTCTACATTCCCGTTCAATTTTGTCAACGTGCTACCGTGGCATCTTATCTCTAACTGTTTTCTGGCGCATCGTGGATCGGCTAATTGGGTTTTTAATCCGAGTAAGAACAGTCTTGGTATAGTGTCTCGAGTGACGCGAAACAATTTGACGTTCGGCTCATATTCCAATGGCTACGTTTCGGGTGCAAGTACAAGCACTAACATCATTGAGGCGAACTACTGGAAAAACTCTCTCGCTACGACTGCGGGTTCCTCATTGACGCACACTAATACCACATCGGGACATGCGGTTGTCGCACCAAGTTACTCGCCATTTAAGTTTCAATCTACCGCACCTGGTCTTATGACAAGCCCTGCTGGACCTTCTAGTGTATCCTACGATGGGTCAGTGTATGACACTCTAACGATTGAGTACCCCTACGATGCTACGAGTAATTTCCTTACCGGGGTCACCATTGAGCGATATTTCGGTGTCGGAGCTGACTATACGCTGCACTTCTTCATGAACTGTCCAACGCTTTCATACATGGTGGCTTCTGCCATTGTGCCAGCGTAGGTCAAAAGCAACATGAGACGAATCATCACAGCAGACCCTGTGGTGAGGGGAAATAAAGAGTCTGAGCTACGGCTTGAAAGCGCTTCGGCGCTATGTATATGAGGACATATGTCCTTCGTAATCGGGAGCGATAACCCGACGCAGAGAATACCTGCCTAAACAAACATAATACCATACCTACGTGCAGGATGGGGCGGACCAGAAGTCCGCCGGCCCAGATCGGCAAGACATCATCAGATGCTATAAATCTGTCTACGTGCCACCCTTTAGCATTTGACGATTAGTTTATACCGGTTTGTGCCGCCAATTAGCACAGATC